TCGCGGCCACGCCCAATGGACACAAGCCCGCCTTGCCCTGTGCCGCGCCGGCCTGACGTGGACCGAGACCGCGCAACTGGGCGTGGCCGAGTGCCTGGTGATGCTGGAGCAACTGGCGCCGCGCACCCCAAGCCGGGGCGCTGACGCGCCGCCCACCGGCACCACCACCCGTTACATCATCAAGCGCCGCCCGCGGCGCGCAGGAGCCGCCAAGTGAGCCAGGACATGCGCGTTGCCCTGATCACCAGCCTGCAAGACCGGCTGGTGGCCCCGCTGCGCCGCAGCCTGGACGAGATCGAGAAGGACTTCAAGGACCTGGAGCGCACGGTGCAGGGTGTGACCCAGGCCAGCCGCCAGGCCGACCAGCAGATGGCCGGCATGCGCGGCCCGCAAGAGGCCGCCAAGCAGGCCGAGAAGCTGGGCCGCGACACCGAGCGCGCCACGCACCTGGCGGGCCGTCTGCAGGCCGCGTGGTCTGCGGCGGGGAACACCATTCGGGCCGCTACTGCGGCGGCAGGCGCTTTCGCGGCGATCAGGGCGGTGACCGCCCCGGCCCTGGGCGCGGCACGCAGCTATGAGTACGCGCTGGCCAGCGCGGCCAACACGGCCTATGCCGGCCAGAGCGTGGACGCCAGGCGCGCCGGCATGGGCGCGCTGGACGCCGCGGTGCGCCAGTCTGTGCTGGCCGGTGGGGGCAGCCGCGACGATGCGCTTGCGGCCTTGAACAGCATGATCGGCAGCGGCACGGTCGACGTGGGTGCTGCCACGCGGATGTTGCCCATGATCCAGCGCGCGGCCACCGGTGCCGGCGCCAGCGCCGATCAGATGGCTTCCATCGTGGTGCGGGCGCTGCAGAACGGCTTCAGCGAGGCGGACATCCCCCTGCTGCTGGACAAGGCGCTGGCCGCTGGCCAGGCCGGCGGCTTCGAGCTGCGTGACATGGCCAAGTGGCTGCCGCAGATCCTGGCGATTGCAGGCCAGTCCGGCATGCGCGGGCCGCGCGACATTGACCGCCTGCTGGCGGCCACCCAGGCCAGCGTGATCACCGCCGGCACGCGCGACGAGGCCGGCAACAACCTGGTCAACCTGCTGGGCAAGATCAACAGCCAGGACACGGCCGCCGACGCCAAGAAGCTGGGCGTCGACCTGGCGGGCTCACTTGCCGCGGCCCGTGCGCGCGGTGTGGACAGCTTGAGTGCGTTCACCAACCTGGCCAGCCAGATTGCGGGGGGTGACCCCCGCTTTGTGGCGGCCCGCCGCGCGGCGCAGACCGCAGGCTCCGATGGCGAGCGCAAGGCGGCGCTGGAATCGCAGGCGGCCATCCTGCAAGGCTCGGCCATCGGCAAGATCGTCCAGGACCGCCAGGCGCTGATGGCGCTGATCGCGATCATGAACAACGGCCAGTACATGGACAGCGTGCAGCAGCGCCTGGCCGGCGCGCGGGGCGCAAACGACAGCAACATGGCGCTGCTGGAGCAGATGCCCTCTTATCAGGTGCAGCGCGCCGAGCAGGTGAAGCTGTTTGCCCAGGGCGACGCGCTGGCCGGCGCGAACACTGCGCTGGGAAAGCTGGCGGCCACCACGACATCGGTGTATGAGAAGCACCCGCTGCTGGCCCAGGCGATGGAAGCGGCCAAGGTGGCGGCGTATGCGCTGGCCGCTGGTGCCGGTGCAGCAGGCGCAGCCTTGCTGTTGCTGGGTGGCAAAGGCGGCTTGATGGCGGCGCTGGGGCGCGGCGGTGCGGCTGGCGCTGCCGGTGCTGCCGGTGCTGCCGGTGCTGCCGGTGCGGCAGCCGGCGCGGCCGCGGGCGGTGCACCGGGTGCGGCCGTCCTTGTGCCTGCAGCAGTGGCGGCGGCAGTGCCCGCCCTGGTGCTGGGTGCCGGCGTGGCGCTGTCAGAGCAGGCCAACTCGGCGCAGGGCCTGCAAAGCCGCATCGCTGCCCGCAAAGCCCGCCTGGCCGAACTGACCGAGCTGAGCACGCTGGACCCCGCAGGCGCCAGCCGGTACCAGGCCGAGATTGCGGCCCTGAAGGCCAACCTGGCCCAGCTGGAGGCGCGGCTGGGCAGCCGCGCCGACGTGCAGGGCGTACAGGAGCGCATCGCCACCCGTGACGCCCGGCTGGCGGAGATGATCGACCGCAGCGCCCTGAGCGCCACAGGCGGCTGGTACACGGGCGGGAACTCTGCTGCGAAGGGCAACCCGGCGGAGCAGCCGTCGCTGCTGGGCACCCCGGCCGGTGGTGGCCGCAACCCCGAGGTGTCCGTGAACGTCTACCTGGACGGCCAGCAGATTCAGGACGCGGTGAACCGCCGCAACACGATGGACGCCCGGAGGAACTGATGGCCTGGGCCGAGACCTTCCAGCCGGCATCTTTTCGGGGCGTGCGCTTCGAGGTGGAGCGCGTGGCGCAGCAAGGCTCGCGCTCGGTGGCGGTGCACCAGGTGCCGTTTCGCAACGGCGCGGCGGTGGACGATCTGGGCCTGCTGGCGCGGCGCATCGGGGTGCGTGCCGTCTTCTTCGGGGCCGACTACGAAAGCCGTTTGAAGGACTTTCTGACGGCCTTGGAAGCCCCCGGCGCGGGCGAGCTGGTGCACCCCATCTGGGGCAAGTTGCGCGTGGTGGCCTTTGACTGGGCCGAGGAGCACCAGGCCGACCTGGTGGACGGCGCCGAGGTCACCGTCAACTTCGTGGAGGATGCGGGCGCGGGCTTTGACCAGACCTTTGCGCAGCGCACCTTCACCAGCCGTGCCGACGCGGTGGCCAGCGCGGCCGCTGCCGCCCGGGTGCCCGCTGATGAGGCCGTGGTGCGCCGGGTGCAGGCGGTGCCCACGCTGGCCTTCCCGCGCATCACCGTGCTGCGCGATCTGGTGACGCAGGCGCGCACGGCGCTGACCGGCTTGCTGAACACCACGGGCCTGCGGGCGCTGTTGTCAGACCTGGACCCGCTGCTGTACCCCCGGGCCTATGTGGCAGACCTGCGGGCCATCGTGGACCGGGCCTTTCAGGGTCTGCCCCTGGGCGGGCGCAACCCGGCCTATGGCGCGGTGGCGATGTCGGTGCCGGCCAGTTCCACCTTGTGGGGCGACTGGACGCGCGGTGCGCGCCTGATGGACCCGGCCCTGGCCGTGCTGACGCCGCAGGCCGCGCTGGTGGACGCCGACATGGCGGGCGACGCGGCCGTGCTGCAGGCCCACACGCGCATCCACATGGCCACCGGCATGGCGGAGCTGGCGGCCACCGTGCTGGCCAGCCAGGCGGACACCACAGACCTGACGAGGGCGCAGATCGAGGCGCTGACCGGCCAGGCGCGCACGGCGCTGCAGTTGGCGATGGACGGCACCCGCAACGCGCTGCCGGCCGAATGGGAGGGCCGCACCATTGACGGCCTGCGCCAGACGGCTGACGCGCTGCAGGAAACCGCGCGGGCGCTGATTGCCACGCGCCCGCAACTGGTGCTGCAGCCCGCACCGGCCGGCGGCCCGGCCCGGCTGCTGGCCCACCTGCTGTACAACGACGCGGCCCGCGCCGACGAGCTGGCGTTGGTGAACCGCCTGGGCCGCAAGGTGCTGCTGGACGCGGGTGACCCGCTGGAGGTGTACCGTGGCTGAGCCGCAGGGCGCGCCGCAGCGTGATGCGGTGGAGATCTCCATCCGCGGCCAGGTGCAGAGCCGCTGGACGCGCTACGAGATCGACAGCAACCTGATGACGCCGGCCGATGCGTGGTCTGTCTCGCTGTCCACCAGCGGCCTGAGCGTGCCCGCCGAGGTGACGCCTGGCGCTGCGGTGCGCGTGACGCTGGGCGGCGACGTGGCCCTGACCGGCGTGCTGGACGAGCGCACGGTAGACGTGAGCGAGGGCGCCATGCGCCTGCACCTGAGCGGGCGTGACCAGGCCGCGGTGCTGCTGGACTGCAGCGCGCCCATCACCAGTGGCCTGAACCTGAACCTGGACGAGGTGATTGCGCGCATCGTGCGGCCGCTGGGCATCACCAGCATCCGCATCGAGGCCGACACCACGCTGCCGCGCGAGAAGGTGAGCACCGAGCCCGGCGACAGCGCCTGGGACGCCCTGCGCCGCGCGGCGGAGGCCAATGGGCTGTGGGCCTGGTTCGAGCCGGACGGCACGCTGGTGGTGGGCGGGCCGCGCTATGACGTGCCGGCGGTGTGCCTGCTGCAGATGCGCACCGGCACGCCGGCCGCGCAGAACAACCTGCTGCGCCTGGCGGAGACGCGCAGCCTGGTGCCGCGCTACAGCCATGTAACGGTGCTGGGCCAGGCGGCGGCCAGCGGCAGCGGTGCGGCCGAGCGCAAAGCCCGCGCCGGCATCCAGGCGCAGGTGCAGGACACGGGTGTGCCGGTGTACCGGCCGCGCGTGCTGGTGGACCACGAGGCCACCAGCGTGAACATCGCGCGGGCACGCGCCATCAAAGCCATCAGCGATGGCCGGGTGCAGGGCTACACGCTGCAGGCGCTGGTGCAAGGGCACCGCGTGCCGGCCGGGCAGCCTGGCGCGGGGCAACTGTGGACGCCTGGCCAGCGCGTGGAGCTGGTGAGCGACCCGCACCAGATCT